GGTCAGATAGTCGCCGGTGCTGGCCGTCCAGGCAGTGGGGGTGTTGCCCATCTGCACCATGGGGTGCATAATGGTCAGATCGTTGGTAACGGTGGCGTTATCGTTCGCGGTACTCACAAACAGACCGTCTGCATAGCCGTCCGCGGTCGCCGTAAAGGCCGCCCAGCGCAGCTTCCAGCCGTTGTCCAGCTCAATGTCCTGCTTCGCATTTTTGAATGCATTGCCGTAATAACTTTTTGCTCCGCTGCTGCTCTTGGTCTCGAACTGCAAAAACAGGCTGTCCGTGCCAGAGTTGAGCTTGTACAGTACGCTGGCGCAGTAGGTCATGCCCTTGGCAATCACCAGCGTTTTGTCCGCGCCAAAATGGAAGCGGGTGTTCTGCGCCTTATTGGTCACTCGGACGGATTCGCCGCTGATCGTGTATGTTCCTTTTTTGTTCAGGTCATTGCCGCCTGCATCCAGGGTCGCATTGTTCCAGTTATCGGTGCCCGCAATAATATTGTTGCCGCCGGTGATCCGCTGCGTTACTGTCTGGGTAATGCTGTCGGCTTTCTGGTCAATCGCGGATACCGATTCTTTAACGGTTTTGAATTCCTTCTTGGTGCTGTCCAGGTCGTTGGAAATGGTTGTAGTGGTTTCTTTCAGGCTGCGGACTTCCGTTTTGATTTCATCCGCCGATTGGGAGATGAGGCTTTTAGCGCTTTTCTCTGTTATGTAGTCCCCGCTGCTGGCGTTCCACGCGGTCGGCGCGTTGCCGTATTGCAGCATGGGGTGAAGCATCGAAAACTTGTTGGTGTAGCTGCCGCCAACCCCCGCCTTTATGCTGCCGCAGCCAAGCTCGACCGTTTTCAGAATACCGGTGCTGCTGGGTGTCCAGGTGCCATACCGCAGCACCCAGCCGTCTGTCTGCTCAATTTCAAGCTGATTTTCGGTGGTTATGCTGGTATAGTAAGAATTTCCGTTGTCGGCGGCATACGTAAGGCTCAGGCACAACCCGTCGGTGCCGGAAATTGGTTTGTACATGACGGACAGGCACAGGGTAACGCCTTTGGTAATGCGAGCGCCACCGGTGTTGAAAACAAAATACCGATTGGAGTTTGCGTTTATTACGGTCGCGCTGCCGGTATCGTTGTACGTGACCGAACTGCCGCTGACCGCGTTGCCTTGCAGCTTGGCGTTCTTGAAGCTCTCACTGCCCAGGATCAGGTTGCCGCCGCCGGTGATTTTGGTGTCTTTTTTCACCTCAGAGGAAAGCCCGTCCACCGTTGCTTTCAGGTCGGTGTACTTGCCGGTCAGGTCGCTGGCCTTTACTTCCAGGCCGTCCACGCTGGTCTTGATCTCCAGCATTTTGCCGGTCAGGTTTTTGTAGCTCTGCTCATTTACGGCGGCGGTTCCGTCCCGTGTGGCGTTGCCGGTGGATTCCAGCGTGACCTGCTGACCGGATATTTTCCGGGTCATGATATAGGAGCTCAGCACGTTTCCGCGGGCATCAGTGACAGATACAATGTTTCCAGGCGCGGGCAGGGGAAAATCCGCCGGGACGGTTACTTTGAGTGGTGTGTAGGTCACGCCCTGCATCGTTTCGAATATTGCCTGCGCGACCGGCTTCAGCGCCTCCGCAGTGGCGGATGTCAGCAGCAGGTTGCCCTGAATAATCAAGGCGTTTGATCCGCTCTCATCGGACGGATACAGCACACCCACGTCGTCATCGCTCTGCCGGATCTGTACTTTGACGACCGGCGCGGTCTGAAACTTGTCATGCGACAGGCCGTCCCTTATGTATACGGTTGGCCCGATGCTCTGCGATGTACTGTAATCTGTGTACCAGGCAAATTCGATTTTCCCGTCCGATGTGGCCCGCAAAAAGGTACAGGACGCTTCGGCCACCCAGGCAAGCAGCTGGCGGCCGGTCAGATTATCGGCATAAAAGGCCTGCACCAAATAGGTTCCATTGCGGGGCAGGGAGCTGTTGACAATGGTTACGCCGCACCGCTGTGCTACCAGCCCGGCGAATTTCCACAATGTCATCGGGAACTGATCCTGGATGGATCGCAGCCAGGTAGACTGTACGCCATCAAGCAGGGAGACTGCGTCATAGGCGTAGATTTTGTAGGTGTTGCGGGTCTGGCTGGTAGGCTTAACGGCCCAGTAGGTGCCCGCCAGGGTGCGCTGGCCGGATGTCTCCCGGTAGTGGGTCAGCCGGGTCCCGGATGTGATCGGCAGATCGGTTCCCGGCTCCACCCAGATTGTGATTTCCAGCTTATTGGAGCAGGCTGCGCCGGGACACAGGTCGGTGGTTTTGGATACGGTTTCGGTGCAGGTCAGGGAAAGAATGGCGTTCTGACCAACGGTGCCGGCGGCAATCTCAGTGCCGTCATCCAACACCAGGATGTTTTTAACCATTCAGACACCCCCTTAACATTCTTTGATTTCCAGCGTCATATCCCGCCAGACGCCCGCTTTCAGCCGCTGCAGGGCCGCCCCGTAGTTGGAGCAGTAGCAGGTGCGGGTGATGGTCTGGGTCACGTCTGTGGAATCGCTAGCCACAGGGCAGGTAAACTGGAATGTGGTCTTATTTTGCAGCAGTCCGAGTAGGTAGGAACAGTCGGCGTTATCGAGGTATGAATATTCCAGCGAGGCGGTCAGCACGCCATAGCGCAGCACCTCACGATGGTAGACGCCCATCTCGTCGACGCCGCTGTCACTGCTCTCAACGTCCGAAAACTTGATGGTGGGGGAGCCGGTGGGAACCGGTAGGGAATGGCTGTCGATTTGCAAGAGAGAAGTGCGCTTCAATGCTTTCATGCCATTCCTCCTGTCATGATTGCGCGATTTTGGCGGTATCGGTCGTTGGCGCGGCCGATGACCTCATCGCCGATGATGATGGGGCCACCATTCTCCCGGATGGATTGGATGATAAGCGTGACCAGGTCGGCGAGTTCGTCCAACGTGACGGGCTGCACGCTCCCACTACTTTGAGGAGAGACTGTCGGCACGGCCCAGGCAGGATCAACGCTCAGCGCGGTAGATACCCCTGTCTGCAGCCCCGCCATCTGCCCGGTCACAAGGTCACGCACATCAGTCATCGCGGATTTCAGGCATCCCATGCTGCCTGTGATGCCTTCGGCAATGCCGGGGGTGATCCAACGCCCAACTTTGTCTCTCATAATGCGGGACGGACTGCCGATTTTGAACGCACTGGTAAATCCATCGACAATGCCGGAAACGAAGCTGCCGATCTGATCCTGCAACCATCCGGCTGCGGCTTTGATACCGTTCCACAGACCTTCCACGGCCTGCCTGCCGATATCAAGCAATTTGCCGGGCAGCTGCATAAGGCCGTTCACGACATTGTTGAGCAGTGTCTTGGCCGCTTCGGTGCCTTTCTTCCCCAGCTGAACAGCCCACTGGGCCACATTGGTCAAGGCCGTGGTCAGCCATTTCAGGGTATTCCCCGGCAGCTGGCAGAAGAATGCCACGACATTGGTAAGAAATGTGCTCGCCGCCTGTTTTGCCAGCGCCGGCAGCTGCACCGCCCAGCTTGCCAGCGTGCCTAGTGCCTGGCCCAGGAAATTGCCGACCATATAGGGGATCTGAGAGAAAAAGGCCGAAATATTGTCGGGCAGCTGCTGGATGAACGTCATGGCGTTCTGGATGCCGGTTGGCAGGGTTACCGTAAAGAAGTTCACGATCGCCTGGGCCGCATTACTCACGAAGTTGGTAATATTAGTTCCCAGGTCAATCCAAAACTGCTTGAACGGTTCGCAGGTGTTCCACAGGTAGATGAACCCTGCAACAAGTGCAGACAGGACACCAATTACCACCGTCACAGGCCCCCCAAGCGCAGCGATTACCCCGCCAAAGGCTGCACCCGCCGAGGTCGCACTGGTGATGGCCGTGACCACACTGGTAATGACAGACACAACGGGAGCCAAAAGAGGACCAAGCCCGGTCAACGTTTTGAACACACCAAGCCCTGCGCCAATGGATGCAAACGCGGTAACTAGCCCGTCCGCATGGTTTTGCACAAATGTGCCGATTTCCTGAAAAATGCTTTGCAGAACGGGTGCTGCCGCTTCCACCGCCGGGGCAATCTCCGATACGGCACTCTGAATTTTTCCAAGTGCTGCATCAACAAGGTTCAGAACGCTTTGAAGCAGCGGCAGCATAGAAGATAGCAGGCCGGACAGCGGAGCCATTGCCCCATACAGCGATGACCATAGCCCACCCAGCTTGCCGCTTATCGAAGTCCACAGGCCGCTCAAATCAGGGGAAATGCTTCCAAGTGCCTGCCCAATGGCCGCGCTGATCTGCGGACCGGCGCTGGTTATAAAAGTCCCAATGGCTGACGGCAACCCCTTGAGGATATTCCCAACCGCCGGGAACAGATTTCCGAACAGGAAGGACGTTACCGTGTCTGCGAGACCGTTCAGGGCGGGCTGAATATCCTGCCCCAGGGTCAGCTCTGCAAGGACGTTGGAAAACGCCGCCTTCACGGACGCCATCGAACCCGAAATGGTCGTTGCCGCCTCCTTGGCTGTGGTTCCCGTTAAACCCAGGTTGTCCTGGATTACCTGGATGGCGTCGATGATGGAGTTGAATGGCACGTCCTTGACAGTGTCGGCCGTGACTTTAACGCTGTCTCCGAGCACGCCGCTGTCATTGATCAGCCGGGCCATTTCCGCTTGGGTGCCGCCGTACCCCAGCTTGAGGTTGTCCAGCATCGTGTAGTTGTCTTTGGCGAAACCTTGGTATGCGTACTGGATGGCGGACATATCGGTGCCCATCTTGTTGGCGTTGTCCGACATCTGGATAATAGCCTGGTTGGCGTACTTGGCCGCCGCGGCGGTATCTCCGCCCAGGCCCTGTAGCAGGGTAGCCGAAAAGCTCGTCACCTGTTCCATATAGTCGTTGGCGCTGACACCGGCTGTTTTATAGGCGACGGCTGCGTATTGCTTGATGGTATCCGCACTGTCCTTAAACAGCGTTTCAACGCCGCCGATGCTCTGCTCAAGCGCAGCGCCCTCGGTGACGGCCTTGGAAATGGCAGCCCCGATACCGGCCGCAGCGATTACTTTTTTGAACGTACTGACAAGACGGCTGCCTAGGCTTTGCCCTGCGGATTCCCCAGTCTGCGCCGGGGCATCGCCCAGCGCTTCCTTGATTTTCCCGCTGATCCCCTTGGCGCTCGGGATGATCTGCACATACGCCTTGCCAAGTTCTGTACCCTCTGCCATGATCTCACTTTCCTTCATCAGCGGCCCGGATGGCCGCCCAAAATTCTTCCTCGCTGTTAAATGCCTGTACCGTGCTGCGCTTTTCTTTGCCGGTAAGCATCTCTGCAACGCTCTGGGGGCGATGCCGATTTTTCTTCCCGTCCTTGGTCTGCATCCAGACCAGCAGGCTCAACCGGTCCACCATGGCTGCCTGCATCAGCAGTGAGGCCGTTATTTTAGCCCCCGCCATCTTCATGCGGATGCGCGAAGTTTCCGGCAGGCCGGCCGCCAGGGTGGCAGCCAGCCGTACCGGAAGCGCACGCCAGTCAAAGATGTGGTAGGTTTCGGCAAAATCGCAGATCAGCGCATCCTCATCGGCATGGACCATCGCAGCGAGGATCAGGAGTTTTTTGCGCCGGTCCCGTCATTGGAAAGAATGTCATAAAACGCTTCCATCACAGCGTCGATCGGAACCTTCCCTTTGTCATTGCGCAGGTAGTCGTATAACTTTTCGCGCTGCTCTTCCCCCAGCAGCAGGCGCAGCGCCTTGCTGACTTTCAGCGGTTGGCCGTCCTCCGCTTCCGCCAGTGCATCCAGAAATTCCTGGTCTATATTCTCTTCTGCAATGGCATAGGCAAAGCCTCTTTTGGTTTTTCCCTCAATCATCACGATTCTCCTTTCGCCTTGATGTACTCGTAGTGCGTATTCCCGTCCGTGTCCGGAGTGGCGGTGATGGTGGTTTCATAGCCCACTGCATCCTCGTCAGAGTAGGTGATTTCGCCAACCTCGGTCACGGCGGCGGACGGGATGACAATGCGCTTGTGGGCGCCACCGCGCATGACCTGCTCAATGACCCACGCGGCGCTCTCCTGCGGGTCACTGTTCGCTTTCACGGTGATGCCGGTCTCCAGCGTGCCGGTCACGTTGTCATCGCCATAGACAGCTTTGAGTACATCGGGGTTC